GTTGTAGTACCAGCTTCGCACATGATGCTACGCACTATTGCACTAAGCGATCAGGTTAGCTATCCATGGTTTGCACCAGCAGGTACAAGACGCGGTGGTATTACAAACGCAACAGCAACAGGTTACATTGATTCTGAAGGCGAATTTGAATCAGTTGCACTAAACGAAGGTCAAAGAGATACACTGCAAGGCATAAGTGTTAATCCAATAACATTTATTACAGGCGCAGGTCTTGTTAACTTTGGACAGAAAACTCGTGCAAGAGGTGCAAGCTCACTGGATAGAATCAACGTAGCAAGATTGGTGATTTACTTAAGAAGCCAGCTCAACAGATTAGCTAAGCCTTACATCTTTGAACCAAATGATAAGATTACTAGGGACCAAATCAAGCAGGCAGCAGAAAGTCTATTACTAGAATTAACAAGCCAGAGAGCACTATATGATTATCTTGTTGTGTGTGACGAGACAAACAACACACCATCAAGAATTGATCGTAACGAGCTTTACTTGGATATTGCAATTGAACCAGTTAAGTCAGTCGAATTTATTTACATTCCACTAAGACTTAAGAACACAGGCGAGATAGCAGGTTTATAAAATAGGGGTCCTAAATTAGGGCCCTATATTTGATAAATAATATTAAATTAGGAGTTAAAGAATGTCAATTTCAACACTATCAAAGATTACAGTTCCGTTAGCAGCTGACCAGTCAAGCACTACTCAAGGACTGTTAATGCCCAAGTTGCAATATCGTTTTAGAGTATCACTCGAAAACTTTGGTGTATCAGCAGGCGAAGTTACAGAACTTACAAAACAGGTTATTGACGTTACTAGACCAACTGTTAATTTTGAGGAAATTGAAATTCCTGTTTACAACTCAAGAGCATATCTTGCAGGTAAACACGCATGGGAGCCAATTACTTTAAACTTAAGAGAAGATGTAACAGGAAATGTACAGAAACTCGTAGGCGAGCAGATGCAGAAGCAGTTTGATTTCTTTGAACAATCAAGTGCAGCATCAGGTATCGACTATAAATTTGTTACAAGAATTGAAATCTTAGATGGCGGTAACGGCGCATATGCTCCAACAGCTGACAGTGGTATTTTAGAAACATTTGAATTATACGGATGTTTTATACAAAATGCTAACTACAACACATTAGCATACGCAACAAATGACCCAGTAACAATCACTCTAGCAATTAGATATGACAATGCTATACAAGTACCGCAAGGTAGTGGTATTGGTCGTAACGTTGGTAGAGGTGACGGTATTGGAATATAATAGCTAATACTTAGTTACTAAAGTGAAAAAGGAGCTTCGGCTCCTTTTTTATTATATACGTACTTTATTTTTCGGATAAATATTTGTATGTCAAATTACTTCCAAAACTATTTAGATAACCTATTTAATAGGCTTACTAATCCTAAAGGCAATATGGGAGACTTCTTCCATGCAAGTAATCTATTTACTCATTCGGCTTTTAGGCTTGCTCCTAAAACTAAATTTCTTTATCATACAGTTTTTGAATTATCTACTGACGGTTTAAACTTTGCAAATACGTTTGCACAAAATCCACAGTTTTTATCTGAAGTTAATATGCTGGTAAAAAGTGTTGACCTACCTAAGATGAACATGGAAGTAATTACAAAAAATCAATATAACAGAAAAAAGAATGTTCAAACAGCAGTAAGTTACGATCCAGTCAATATTACTTTCCATGACGATAATTTAGGTTTAACTACAGCTTTGCTAGAAGGTTATTATAGATATTATTTTAGAGACGGTAATTATGATATAAGTGGAAATTATCCTCCGTTTGATCCTCGTAATTTATACAAAAATGAAGACGCACACAAATATCGTTACGGCTTTGATAATGATAGTATTGGTCCATTTTTTGATAAGATAAGCATTTATCAGTTGAGTAGGCACCAGTATACAGGATTTACATTAGTTAATCCAATAATTACTAGTATACAACACGATACTATGGATTCTTACGGTGCAGCAGAAACCGCAGCAAATCAGATACAAGTAGCATACGAAGCAGTTGTTTATTCTAGAGGCGGTGTTGAAGACGATTCTCCAAAAGGATTTGGAAATCTACACTACGACAAGTATCCTAGTCCATTAACTCCGCTCGGTGGCGGAACTACTAGTATATTTGGAATAGGCGGCGTAATTGATTCAATAGAAGATATATGGTCAGACATTTCAACAGGCAATGCTGCCCTGGATACTATATTAAAAGCAATTAATTTATATCAGAATGTTAAAAACTTAGGCAGTGAGCAATTACGTAGAGAAGGTTTACAGATAGGCACCTACGTGTTAGATAGGGTAGTCAACGGATTAGTAATTCCAGATTAAGGAGAATATATGTCAAGTTTACCAAAGCCACCAGCAACATCTGAATCACAAGTAGTAGAATTTTTTGACAAATTCCTAGTTAAACAATTAGAATTTCCATCTAATGATGTTGACGCTGTGGTTGGATTTTTTACTAAAAGAGGATTTGATAAAACATCAGCCGTAAGTACTGCAACTACTCTATTAAATCAAGCAAAGTTAGATAATGTAAAAATTTTTAAATTGATAGATACATTAAAAGGTTTAACAGATGTGCAAATATCTGCTTTGGTTGCACAAATACTTAATGCTGATAGAGGGAAAACGTCTAAGTTAGGCTATAAAGCCGAAACTCCAACTGAACGACAAGAAGCGCGAAACATAGTGGTGTAAAATGGCCAAGTTTGCGCAAGGCAAGTTTACACTTAAAAATCCAGACAAATACGTCGGCAAAGGAACCCCTACTTATAGATCTAGTTGGGAATTTGCTTTTATGCGATTTTGCGATGAGCATAAAGCAATAGAACAATGGGCATCAGAACCTATTAAAATACCATATAGAAATCCATTAAACGGAAAACAAACAATATACGTTCCAGATTTTTTTATTTGTTATAATGATGCAAAAGGCCGACGCAGAATTGAAGTTATAGAAGTAAAACCAGAAAATCAAACTGTAAAAGAAAAGTTAGGTCGCAACAAATACAATCAAGCCAGTTGGGTTAAAAATCAAGCAAAATGGGAGGCCGCTGCTAAGTGGTGCAAGCAGAGAGGTATCTTTTTCCGCATTGTTAATGAAGGAGATATTTTCCATCAAGGCACACGCAGATAAATAATAGTAGCATTTAATGGTGTTTTTATGACTAAAAAATTAGAAGAATTGCTTAATTTGCCTGATAACAAAGATTTAATCGACGAAGCAAAAGAAGAAGCAAAAAAAGATAAAGCAAAAAAAGCAATCTCAGTTCAAGAGGACGATGTTAGAAGCATAGCCGAACTGGATAAAATTACATCAGCTCTTCCTGCTGTAAAAGGGTTAGGCGAAAAAGCCGACGGAGAATTAGATGACATAGCAGATAGGGCACTAACAGCATATGAAGATTTAATGGACTTGGGTATGAACGTTGAAAGTCGTTATAGCGGGCGTGTATTTGAAGTTGCAGGTAATATGCTTAAAACTAGTTTAGATGCAAAGACTGCTAAACTAGATAAAAAATTAAAAATGATTGAGCTGCAACTTAAAAAAGAAAAAATGGACAAAGAAGATTATAGCGATAATGGTGTAATACAAGGCGACGGATATGTTGTCACAGACAGAAATAGTCTAATAGAAAAGTTAAAAGGCTTAGATAAGGATAAATAACTTATATTAGGAAAGTTAATATGAAAAAATTTACAGAATTTTTAACAGAATCAGAAAAGTCATATCCTTTTAAAATTGGTATAGCAGGCGACTTACCAGAAGGTTGCGAGGATATGCTAGAGACTTGCTTAAAAAGATACGGCATAAAAAACATGACAACTGGCAAAAGAACGCCAATTCAATCACGTCCATTAGATTTTCCAAATTTGGATAATTGTCATGTAACATATTATGAAGTAGATTTAACTTATCCTACCACTGATGCAATTCTCAAAGAGTACGTAGGATCATGTTGTGGTATAGACCAAAGCCACATTTACGTTGCTAATCCTCTTGCTGAAGAAACAAGAGATGGCAATCAAGCCGGCGAAGCTCGTACAGAAGGCGCCGGACCTTACGAAGCACTTTTAAATTCAGAATATGAAGATCCAATTAAAAGCGAAGATGCGCAAAAAAATGCTGGCGGGAATCGCGTTATGGAATTATTAAAAGAATTAGAAAAAGCTCGCACAGAAAGAAAACATGACCCAATGGAAGGTGCACCAAAAGGTGAATCTCAAGATATTACAAACGAAGAAAATGCAGTAAGTGCAATAGGGAGCAAATAATGGATATGAATCAAATTTTAAAAAATCTCGAAAGTGTAGAAAATGGTACTGGAGAATTTAAAGGCGAAGGCACTTCTGAAATGAAAACAATTCTTGAGTCTTTACAGTCAGTTGATGAAGGCGGTATGCCTCCAATGGCTCCTCCAATGACTCCTCCAATGGACAAAGGAAATCCTGTCAGTATTAACGTAAGCATGAATGCAACTGGTAAAGAACACGTTGCTGATTTGCTCGATATGATGAAAAATGCAGGGTTAGGTGGAGCATCTGAAGTTAAACCAGACATGATGCCTATGCGCACTGATATAGAAAGATTACGTGATATAGTAGACGGACCAAAAGACGAATCACCTTGTGGTGACTACAGTAACTCTCCAAACGAAGAATACGGAGATGTTGATGCAGTTACTTTCTCAGGCGATGATATGCATAAATCAAAAAATCCAAAAGACATTAGAGTAAAAGACCCAAGTGGTTATGAAGAAGAATCGTATGCTAATGAACCAGACGAGGAATATTCAGACCATAATAAAATGATACACGATTTATCAGGCGGACTTAACAAAAAGAAAAAACAATTTGCTAAAGCACAAGATGGCGATAACGCAATGGCTGTAAAAGAAAAACTAAAAAGAGATTTAATAGCACAATACGAGGCAATGTGCGGCAGCAAAAAGAAAAAACGTAAATAATTGTCATTTTAGGCATATTCAAATAGCGGCAACTGCCGCTATTTTTTTCACTAAATATTATTATGGCAAAATCACTAGACGGCGTTTTAACTAAAAAAGCCAATCAGCGAGAACAATACTCTGAAGATCAAATACAAGACTTGATGCTGTGTATGGATCCGGAGTCAGGATATCTACATTTTGCAAAAAAGTTTGCTTACATACAGCACCCTGTAAAAGGCAAATTATTATTTGATCCATTTGACTACCAAGAGCGACTGTTAGAAAGTTACCATAACTTTAGATTTAATATTAATATGTTGCCTAGACAAACTGGAAAAACTACTTGTGCCGCGGTATATTTAACGTGGTACGCAATGTTTCATCCCGACCAAACTATATTAATTGCTGCTCACAAATACACAGGAGCACAAGAAATTATGCAACGTATTCGCTATGTGTATGAGTTATGTCCTGATCATATAAGAGCCGGAGTAACAAATTACAATAAAGGCTCAATTGAATTTGAAAACGGCAGTCGAATAGTTAGTGCAACTACAACAGGTAATACAGGACGTGGTATGTCTATTTCGCTATTATATTGCGATGAGTTTGCGTTTGTACAACCTAATATTGCAGATGAATTTTGGACCTCGATATCACCTACGCTAGCAACAGGTGGTCGTGCTATTATTACAAGTACACCTAACTCCGATGAGGATACATTTGCAAATATATGGAAACAGGCAGAACAAAAATTTGACGAGCACGGCAATGAAACAGATCTTGGCATTAATGGATTTCACAGTTTTACTTGTCACTGGAGTGAACATCCAGATCGAGACGACGAATGGCGAGATGCTGAAATAGGCAGAATTGGCGAAGAACGTTTCAGGCGAGAATACGGATGTGAATTCTTAGTATTTGATGAAACTCTTATTTCTGCAATACACTTAGCACAAATGGAAGGACATAAACCGATACTAAATATGGGCCAAACACGTTGGTATAAAAAACCAACAAATCAGTACACTTATGCAGTAGCACTCGATCCAAGTATGGGAACTGGCGGCGATAATGCAGCCATACAAGTTTTTGAACTTCCAACCTATGAACAAGTAGCAGAATGGCAGCACAATACTACTGCTATTCCGGGGCAAATAAGAATATTATCCGATATTTGTAGATACATAGAACAAGAAACACAAAATCCGCAAGGAATATATTGGAGTGTAGAAAACAATTCTATAGGAGAAGCAGCTCTAATAGTTATTAACGATTTTGGAGAAGAAAATATCCCAGGACTATTTGTATCAGAACCGATTAGAAAAGGTCATGTAAGAAAGTTTAGAAAAGGTTTTAACACAACGCATAGTACTAAAATTACTGCTTGTAGCCGATTAAAAACCATGATTGAAAATTCAAAAATGACTGTGCATTCTAAACCCTTTATATCAGAACTTAAAAACTATGTTGCAACAGGCAGTAGTTATAAAGCAAAGCTAGGACAAACAGACGATCTTATAAGTGCCACTTTATTAGCACTTAGAATGATGGCAGTACTCAAAGATTGGGATCCAAGAATATACGACACATTTAATCAAGCCGAATCTGACGATGATTACGAACCACCAATGCCTATCTTTATATCAACCAACTATTGATAAATACTAATATGAAAAACTTAGATAATGTCAGTCAAGATTTGTTTAACAAAATTCGCGGTAAATTCCATAATGTGACAATAGGAGATCAGGATGGAAATATTACTAACGAACCATCTTTGGCTAGATATTTTGATTTTTCTTTTAAGACTGAAGGACGCGACTTAGGCAAAGTTAGTGTAAGTGTCGCCGAAGACGAAGGTGTAATAGTCATGTATAGTAACGATTTAGTTACTAACGAAAACAGTATGGTCAAAGATCAATGGTACTCATTTTTGAAAGAATTAAGAGTTTTTGCCAAAAAAAGATTACTCAACTTTAACACACGCAATATAACAAAGTCAAACTTAAATAAAAGAGATTACAAGTTTTTAGCAACAAATAGATCTGGAGAGGATAAAATGAACGAGTCAAAGTTGTACGGAACTAGCCGTGTAAGTTATCAAGATATAGATAACGCTAGGCTGGTAATTAAGCACACAGAAAGTGTGAATGCAGAATTAGCAACAGGTAGAACACAGAAAATTGGTTCTATTTTTGTTGACAACGCACAAGGAGAAAGATTTAAGTATCCTTACAAACATCTAGCAGGTGCTAGAGCAATGGCTCGTCATGTAGCAGAAGGTGGCAATCCCCATGATGATTTTGGTAAGCATATTGTAGGACTATCAGAAGAACTTGCTAAGTTACGCAAGTTTAAGAACTACATGGGTCGTTCCGCTGTAATGGCAGAAAGCCTTGCAGATTATATGGATGTTGTAAAAGAAAGAGTTGCTACTGTTAAAAAGACAATCGAATCTCTCCAGAAAAAGTCTTTTTATTCAGAAGCATTTGAATCTTTTGAAGCACCAGTACTAGAAGAAGTTCCTGCCGACGTTGCTGAAAATTGGATTGACGAATTAACTATTCGTCAGTTTAACGAAGAACTCAAAGATGTATTCCCTTACATATACAAACTGGTAAGCGAAGCAACAAAGGCACGTGAGTTAGGACCTTTAGATTTAGAAGGTTACAGTGTTTACGAAGGCGAAGATAAAAAGTGCTCTTGCTGCGGAGATACACCTTGCTCATGTGACGAATCTTGTCCAGAATGTGGCGGCAAGGGAATGTATGAAACTGTAAAATCTACAGCGCCGGAAGAAGCAGAACTAGAATCAGCATTTGATAAAATAATGGGTCAGTTTGCCGAAGGTGCAGGTGAATACAGTTATACATTAGAATATAACGGTGAAGAAAATGGTTATGCAAAACATAAACTCACTATTACATCTCCAGAAGGAAAAAGCAAAGTAGTTGCTGATGACTTTACATACTTTGATACTGAAGACCCAGAAGAACTACAAGCAGAATTAGAATCTTGGTTCCATAAAGGACACGGTGTAGGCGACGAACAAGCCCCGGAAGAAAGTGCTCCATATGGCGAACCAAGCCAGCAAGCGCAAGCAAAAATGGACATGGAAGCTGCCTATGAAAAAGGTGGTGAAGACGCATTAGCAAAAGAAATGGGACTAAGCCCAGAAGAATTAGATCAAGAAATTAATGACTGTGCTAGAGAAAATGGCTTACACCCAGACGATGACAGGGACGAATGTATTGGTATGGTAATTGATGATACAATCGATAACGCAGACTGGGATTCGTATGAAGGCAAAAAGAAAGATCACGACGGTGACGGCGATATTGATTCAGACGATTACATGAAAGCAAAAGACATTGCTATTAAGAAAGCAATGGGCAAAGAAAAGGAACTAAAAGACGAAAAGACCCCAATAGGCGAATTTATACTAAGTCATTTTGATAAAGAAACCGGCGAGTTTCCAAAAGGCGAAACAGCAGTATTAACTATGGTTGAAAAAGACTATGGTGAAAAATTCATTGAACCAGCAAAGCAGTTCATTGAAAGAATCTATCAAACTTGTGAAGAATTTGAAATGACTCAAAATCCACAGCAAATGGAAACAGACACAGAGTTTGATAGAATGAGAGAATTAGCGGGAATTCGCTAAACTCAAAAAAAGTCAAGAAAACCGCTTGACTTTATAAATATATGAGTGTAGTATAATACTGTGCTACACTTATTTAGGCACAAAGACATAGGCATATTATAGGAGGCAAAACTATGGCATCTTTAGCAGAAATCAGAGCAAAACTGAAAGAACAAGAATCACGCACAGGTGGTTCTCAAAGCACCGGCGGGGACAACGCAATTTACCCATTTTGGAACATGAAAGAAGGCGAGAGTTCTACTCTACGTTTCCTTCCTGATGGGGATGAAAACAACACTTTCTTCTGGCAAGAACGTTTGATGATCAAACTTCCATTTGCTGGGGTGAAAGGTGAGACTGACTCTCGTCCAGTTCAAGTACAAGTACCATGTATGGAAATGTATGGCGAAACTTGTCCAATCTTGAGCGAAGTACGTGGTTGGTTTAAAGATCCTTCACTAGAAGATATGGGTCGTAAGTATTGGAAAAAGCGTTCATACATTTTCCAAGGCTTTGTGACTGATAATCCTTTAAGCGAAGATACAACTCCAGAGAATCCTATTCGTAGGTTTATTATTGGTCCACAGATTTTCCAAATCATTAAGGCCGCATTAATGGACCCCGATATGGAAGAACTGCCAACAGATTACACAGCAGGTGTAGATTTCCGTCTTAACAAAACTTCAAAAGGCGGTTATGCAGATTATTCAACATCTAACTGGGCTCGTAGAGAGCGTCCATTAACAGATGCTGAAATGAATGCAGTTAATACACACGGCTTGTTTAATATGTCAGATTTCCTTCCTAAAAAGCCAACTGAGGTTGAAGTGAAGGTCATTAAAGAAATGTTTGAAGCATCAGTAGACGGGGAAGCATATGACATGGAGAAATTCGGTCAGTACTTCCGTCCAGCAGGCATGGCTCAGCGTACAGGTGATCCTAATACGCCAGCAGCAAGTACACCTGCACCAAAAGCAGAGGCAGCACCTGCTCCAGTAGCAGAGGCAGCACCAGAAGCAACTCCAGCACCAGCGGCTGAAGCGGCTCCTGCAGAAGGTGGCAATGCTCAAGACATTCTAGCAATGATTAGATCACGTCAAGCACAATAATATATTATGGCAGCTATTAACGAAACCGAAGCAGAGATTCACGGTTTACCTGTCAACACTTCAAAAGTTAATAGTTGCCACGCTTTTTAGATTAGGAGAATAATATGGCGACTAAAGCATTCGATCCGTCAAAGTTTAGAACAACTTTGACAAAATCAATTCAAGGCATGAGTGCCGGTTTTAACGATCCAACTGATTGGGTTTCGACTGGTAATTATGCTCTTAACTATCTTATCTCAGGAGAGTTCAACAAAGGCGTTCCGCTTGGTAAGGTAACAGTATTTGCTGGAGAATCAGGTTCTGGTAAATCTTATTTCTGTGCTGGTAACATTGTTAAACACGCACAAGATCAAGGCATCTTTGTAGTTCTTATTGATTCAGAGAACGCACTTGACGAAGAGTGGTTACAACGTCTCGATGTTGATACATCAGAAGACAAACTGCTTAAACTCAATATGTCAATGATTGATGACGTAGCAAAGACTATTTCAACATTCATGAAAGATTATAAAGAAATGAATGAAGAAGAGCGTCCTAAAGTATTGTTTGTAGTTGACTCACTAGGTATGTTGTTAACCCCAACTGATGTTGATCAGTTTGATAAGGGTGACTTAAAAGGTGATATGGGCCGTAAGCCTAAAGCACTAACAGCACTTGTACGTAACTCAGTCAATATGTTTGGCTCGCACAACGTAGGCTTAGTGTGTACAAACCATACTTATGCTTCACAGGATATGTTTGATCCAGATGATAAAATAAGTGGCGGACAGGGCTTTATATACGCTTCTAGCATAGTTGTAGCAATGAAGAAGCTCAAGCTCAAAGAAGACGAAGATGGTAAGAAAACATCTGAAGTACACGGTATTAGAGCAGCCTGTAAAGTAATGAAAACAAGATACGCAAAACCTTTCGAAGGTGTACAAGTTAAGATTCCATACGAAACTGGTATGAATCCTTACAGTGGACTTGTTGAATTATTTGAAAAGAAAGGCGTAATAGTACAGCAAGGTAATAGACTAAAGTATATCGACAGCAACGGCGAAGAACACCTAGCATATCGTAAAGATTGGAATGGTGAAATGCTAGATATGGTTATGTCTGATTATGAACAAAAATTACTCAACGAGGTAAATATCGATATGGCGACTGATGAAGACGTCATAGAAATAGAGGAACCAGTTGAGGAATAATTAATGGATGAAAATCAAATTGCAGACTTTTGGAATCTGTTTAAAGAGTATATTGATAAAAAACAAATTGAACTTGCAGCCGAATCATTTGTTGATCTGCTTGCCGATTATGGTGTAGAAGATGATACACTTATCAATGCGTTAGGCTCAGACAGATACTTGGATAATGCAATAAATTATTATTTAGATATTGATGTTAATTATGAAGATAGAGACGACGAGGACTGGTAATGGGGTGGTATAGCGAGATATCAAGAGATATTTCCAAAATTCCAGATGCTGTACAACACTTTGAAGCTGAGCTTATTGATGCTCGTAAAGAAGTAAAACTACAAGGAAATGTAGAAAGAGCAGCAGCCGAAATGCCAGGAATTGTCGAACATCGGTTTAATCAGCTTCAAGAAATTGAAGCAATCTTAAACTATCTAAACATAGAGCTACGTAGATTGCGTAGCTCTTATTTCAAAAA